CATTGACGCCTCCCTTTTTTATTGCTATAATAATTATTATTGTGAGGAGGAATTTTGATTTGACTGTAAAGTTAGTATTATTGAAATCTGGTGAGGATATAATCGCTGATGTAAATGAAATGTACACAGAAGAGCAAAAACCTATTGGATACTTATTTAAAAAACCTTGCTCAGTAAAACTACGTAGCTTTTCTCCAGAGTCTGATGGTAAAAATGGATATCAAATTGGACTTAGTTCTTGGATTCCTTTAACTCAAGATGATATAGTTCCAGTTCCTTTAGAGTGGGTTGTAACTATGGTAAATCCGATTGAAAGATTGCTTCAAATGTATGAAAATGATGTTCTAGATAAGAAAGAAAATGATAAAAATTCTGATTCTAATTAATAATTTAGTTCTAATTTCAAAAATAGAAGAAGTTGGAGTTGATATTGGAGAACCCGATTGTAAACTTACAGAACCATTTGTAATTAATACAGATTCTATAACAAATGGAAAAACATTTAGTCCGTGGATATTTGATTATACAAATCAAAATACTATGATGATCTCTTCCGATAAAATATTGACTATTGTAGAACCAAATGAAACCCTTCTTCAAAAATATGAGGACTTGACTAAAAAATGAGATTTTATACGAACATTCAGATGGTTGGTAATGAATTTCTTGTACGTGGATATGAGGATGGTCAAAGTGTTTTATTTAGAGAAAAGTATAAACCAACATTATTCGTTAAAAGTAAAAAACCTTCAAAATATAAAACACTTGATGGTGAAAACGTAGAACCAATTCAACCTGGTACTGTAAGAGATTGTAGAGAATTTTATGAAAAGTATCAAGGTGTTGAAAATTTTGAAATATATGGTAATGAGAGATACATTTATCAATATATTTCTGATAAGTATCCAGAAGATGAAATAAAATTTGATATTAAAAAAATCAATCTCGTAACACTTGATATTGAGGTTGCTTCTGAGAATGGATTTCCAGATACAGAATCTTGCTCTGAAGAAATATTATCTATTAGTATTCAAAATTACTCTACTAAAAATATTTTAACTTGGGGAAGAAAACCATACACTAGTAAAAAGAAAAATGTAAAATACATTCATTGTTCAACTGAATATGAACTTTTATCTTCTTTTTTGAGTTTTTGGGTAAATTATCCTCCAGAAATTGTTACTGGGTGGAACATTCAATTGTATGATATTCCGTATATTTGTGGTAGGTTGGAAAAAGTTCTTGGTGAAAAAGAAATGAAAACTTTTTCTCCTTGGGGTCTTGTTACTAAAAGTGAACTGATAATTTCTGGAAGAAAAAATGTAGTTTATGATGTTGGCGGACTTACTCAATTAGATTATCTTGAACTTTATAGGAAATTTACATATAAGGCTCAAGAATCTTATCGTCTTGATTATATTGCTGAAGTGGAATTGGGACAAAAGAAATTAGATCACTCTGAGTTTGATACCTTTAAGGATTTTTATACAAAAAATTGGGAAAAATTTATCGATTACAATATCATTGACGTGGAACTTGTTGACCAATTAGAAGACAAGATGAAACTGATTGAACTTGCTTTGACTATGGCTTATGATGCAAAGGTGAATTATGCCGATATATTTTATCAGGTTAGAATGTGGGATACAATTATCTACAATTATCTAAAGAAAAGAAATATTGTAATCCCTCAAAAGGATAGAAGTGAAAAAAATGAAAAATATGCAGGTGCTTATGTTAAGGAACCTATTCCAGGAAAATATGATTATGTTGTTTCATTTGACTTGAATAGTCTATATCCACATTTGATGATGCAATTCAATATAAGCCCAGAAACATTGGTTGATGATAGACATCCAACAGTAAATGTGGAGAAGATTCTTAAAAAAGAGCTTTCATTTGAAAATTATAAGGATTACGCTATATGTCCTAATGGAGCAATGTATAGAAAAGATTTTCGTGGATTTCTTCCAGAACTAATGGAAAAAATGTATGAAGAACGTAAGATCTTTAAAAGAAAAATGCTTGAAGCAAAGCAGCAATACGAAGAAACTCCTACTAAAGATCTTGAGAAAGAAATTGCAAGATGTAATAATATTCAGATGGCGAAGAAGATTTCTCTTAACTCTGCTTATGGTGCTATTGGTAATCAATATTTTAGGTACTATAAATTATCAAATGCAGAAGCAATTACCTTAAGTGGTCAAGTTGCAATTCGCTGGATTGAGAACAAAATGAATCAATATTTAAATAAGATTCTCAAGACAGAAAATAATGATTATGTTATTGCTTCTGATACTGATTCTATCTATTTAAATCTTGGACCTCTTGTCTATAAGTTCTTTAGTGATAAGACTAAAGATATAAACGACATTGTAGAAATTTTAGATAAAATTTGCAAAGAGCAATTTGAACCTTTTATTGAATCTAGTTATGATGAACTCGCAGAGTATGTAAATGCTTATGAGCAGAAAATGCAAATGAAGAGGGAAAATATTGCTGATGGTGGAATTTGGACTGCTAAAAAGCGATATATTCTAAATGTTTGGGATAGCGAAGGAGTTCGTTATGAAAAACCCAAACTAAAAATGATGGGAATTGAAGCAGTTAAATCATCAACTCCAGCACCTTGTCGTAAAATGATTCAAAATGCTCTAGAGTTGATGATGAATGGTAATGAAGAAGATATTATCAATTATATTGAAAAATCTCGCAGTGATTTTTATAAATTATCTCCAGAAGAAATTGCTTTTCCAAGAACAGTTTCTGATGTAAATAAGCATAAGTCTTCTTCTACGATTTATAATAAAGGAACTCCTATTCACGCTAGAGGGGCACTTTTGTTTAATCATTACATTAAAGAAAAAAAATTAACAAACAAATACTCTTTAATTAATAATGGTGAGAAAATTAAATATTGTTATTTGAAAAAACCCAATCCAATTTATGAAAATGTAATTTCATTTATTCAGGATTTTCCAAAAGAACTTGGAATTGACAGATATATTGATTATGATTTACAATTTGAAAAAAGTTTTTTAGAACCTTTAAAGTCAATTCTTGATGCTATTGGATGGAAAACAGAAAAAAAAGTTAGTCTGGAGGATTTTTTCTCATAATGGATTTTTTAAAGGATTTGATAAAAGAGGTTGGGGGGGAATATGCCCAACTTGCATCAGAAATTAAGGAAGATGAAACATATGTAGATACTGGAAGTTATATTTTTAATGCACTTGTTTCCGGTAGTATTTTTGGTGGAGTATCTGGAAATAAAATCACGGGACTTGTTGGTGAATCTGGATGTGGAAAAACTTTTTATGCATTGGCAGTTGTTAAAAACTTCTTAGAGAATAATCCTGATGGATACTGTCTTTACTTTGATACAGAATCTGCTATTACAAAATCATTGTTAGAAAGCAGGGGTGTTGATATCAATCGGGTTGTTGTTCTTAATGTTGTAACAGTAGAAGAATTTAGAACAAAAGCACTCAAGGCAGTTGACATTTATCTTAAAAAGGATGAATCCGAAAGAAAACCTTGTATGTTTGTTTTGGATTCTTTAGGAATGCTCTCGACAAATAAAGAAATTACTGATACTCTTGCCGAAAAAGATACTAGGGATATGACCAAATCCCAGGTTATTAAAGGAGCATTCCGTATGCTTACTCTTAAACTTGGTCAGGCAAATATTCCTATGATTGTTACGAATCACGTTTATGATTCGATGAGTATGTATTCACCAAAAGAAATTTCTGGCGGATCCGGAATGAAGTATTCCGCATCAACAATTGTTTATCTATCAAAATCAAAAGAAAAAGATGGTAAGGAAGTCATTGGTGCTATAATAAGAGCGAAGACTTATAAGTCTAGGTTAAGTAAAGAAAATCAAGAGGTGGAGACTAGATTGTATTATGATGAGAGGGGACTGGACAGATACTATGGTCTCTTGGAACTTGGAGAAATCGGTGGACTTTGGAAAAATGTGGCGGGTCGTTATGAGATCGATGGGAAGAAAATATATGGTAAGGAAATTCTTAAAAATCCTGAACAATATTTCACCGAAGATCTAATGCAAAAACTTGACTCTATTGCCAAACAACACTTCTCTTATGGAACGAATTGAGACTACGATTCTCAAAAATCTAATATACAATGAAGATTACTCTAGAAAAGTTATTCCTTTTATACAACCTGAATATTTTGAGCAAAGATCTGAAAGAATTATCTTTGAGGAAATTGCAAAGTTTATTGTAAAGTATGGTTCTTCAATAACTACCGAAGCACTCAAAATTGAATTAGAAAATAGAAATGATCTCACGGAAAGTGAGGTAAAGGATATAAGAAGCATTTCAGGTTCACTTGATGGTTCTTTAGTTGATAAGCAATGGTTGATTGATAGTACTGAAAAATGGTGCAGAGATCGTGCCATTTATTTGGCACTTATGGAATCAATTCATATTGCCGATGGGAATGATAATAAAAAGAATCGTGATGCGATTCCAAGTATTCTTTCTGATGCACTGGCAGTATCATTTGATAATAATATTGGACACGATTATCTTGAGAATTATGAGGACCGCTATGATTTTTATCATAGAAAAGAAGAAAGAATACCATTTGATTTAGAATACTTCAACAAAATTACAAAAGGTGGTATTCCAAATAAGACACTCAATATCATCCTTGCTGGGACTGGCTGCGGTAAAAGTCTTTTTATGTGCCATCTTGCTTCTTCTGTATTGCTTCAAGGTAAAAATGTTCTTTACATTACTCTTGAAATGGCAGAAGAAAAAATTGCAGAAAGGATTGATGCCAATTTGCTGAATGTTCCAATTCAGCAATTAACTGAATTGCCAAAAGCAATGTTTGAGAATAAAGTAACAAATATTGCAAAGAAAACTCAAGGGACTCTAATTATCAAAGAGTATCCAACTTCTTCTGCTCATAGTGGACATTTTAAGGCACTTCTTAATGAACTTGCACTTAAAAAGTCTTTTAGACCAGATATTATTTTTGTCGATTACTTAAATATATGTGCTTCTAGTAGATATAAGACAAATCTTTCAGTTAATTCATATTCTTATATCAAGGCAATTGCAGAAGAACTTCGTGGTCTGGCAGTGGAATTCAATGTTCCAGTTTTCAGTGCGACACAAACGACAAGAAGCGGTTTTGGATCTTCTGATCCAGAATTGACCGATACATCAGAATCTTTTGGACTTCCAGCGACTGCCGATCTTATGTTTGCTCTCATAAGAAATGATGAACTCGATAATCTTGGGCAAATTATGGTCAAACAACTTAAAAATCGTTATTGTGATTTGACTATGAATAAGAGATTTGTTGTTGGTATTGATCGAAGTAAAATGCGGGTTTATGATTGTGAACAAAAGGCACAAGATGATATACTTGACTCTGGAAAGGAAGAAGAGTATAATAATGATGAACCCAAAGTAAAGAAAACATTTGAGGGATTTAAATTCTAATGAATGGTTATTATTCCGTATTCAATCCTAGAGGAGAAAAAATTGCTGACTGTGGTATCGAAAGAGATGCAGTTAATCTCATAAATATGAGAAATCGAAGATGGGATGGGCATTACTATCAGTTCAATCCCTTACCGGGTGATATAATTGATATTGCCAATACTAAACAACTTCCAACTAGTGATATTGTCGTCAATATGAACGGTGGTGTCGGTGGTTCTTGGAAAAACGTTTCTGAAGAAGAATTTGATGAGATGTTCCCTTCCCCAAAACTAAAACAACTGAAACAAAATCAACAACAACCTTTTGAAGTATGACTAAAATTGATTTCGAACGTTACGAAAAATTTGTAGATGCTGTCACCTCAGATGCTTCTACTGACTTTGTGGCACTTTCCGATCGTCTAGTTGAATTGGATGAAAAGGGTGCAAATATTGAAAGACTTCTTACTGCTGGTGTTGGTATTAATGCTGAAGGCGGTGAGTTTCTTGAAATTATTAAAAAGATGATCTTCCAGAAAAAACCTTGGAATGAAGATAATAAAGAGCACCTTATCATTGAACTGGGAGATCTGATGTGGTATGTAACACAGGCGTGTATTGCTCTTGATGTTTCTATTGATGAAGTAATTACACGAAATGTTAGGAAACTAGAAAAGCGTTATCCGGGTGGTAACTTTGATCCTTATTATTCTGAAAATCGTGCTGAAGACGATCTATGATTGAATCTATTTTAAAGAATGAACTCTATATGGGTTACATCTTTGGTATTATGATTCTTGGAGGTTTTATCCGAGAGTATCACGTTCTTGAAGATGTCTATTCCCTTGCTAAAAAATATGTAAAGGATAATCGTGTTCTAATAATGATTACCTCTTTGTTTGGTGGTATTCTTCCAATTCCTGGAAGAGTTGCTCTTTCTGCTCCTCTCCTCGATGCTATTGCTCCAGAAGATAAAAAGAAAAGATCTGCTTATGGAGTAATTGATTATCTTTCTACTCATCACTATTACTGGTGGTCTCCTCTTGAAAAAACAGTAGTTCTTCCAATTGCTACACTTGGAATTACTTATTCTACATTTCTTGGAATGATTTGGGTTCCACTTTTAATTACTTTGGCATATACATTTTGGTATATTTTTGCTAAAATTGACCCAGATCGTATTGATGTTTTGAACCACGTCCGTGAATTTAATCTTTATCGTGCTGTTCGTGGATGGGCACCAATGATTGCTACAGTAATCCTTCTCTTAAATACTGGAAAGGGTGGAGCAATTTTCTTCTTCCCGTGGTTTGCTGCGATGTCTATTTACTACAGCATTCTGTGTAAAGATTGGAATTGGGGAAGGTGGTTAGATGGTAAGTTTGCAATTATTGCTACTGTAGTTCTTGCTTTTGGTGGCATTGTTGGACAACTAAATGCTCCAGTAAAAGAATATTTGAGTTCTGCTACACCAGAAATGCTTATTCCAGTTTCTATTGTTGCTGCTGTTGCATCATTCATTATGGGTTCTTCTGGCAAATATGCTGGTATGGCATCTATTCTTGTTAAAATTTTTGGAGCACAATATTTGGTTTGGTTCCTTACTACAGAATATGCTGGTTATCTTCTGTCTCCTGCTCACAAGTGTTTGATGATTGGTCAGCAGTACTTTGGAACTCCAATTCGTAAATACTATAAAGTTATTGGTGGATTGAGTGCTATATTGGTTACATATGCTGTATTATATACGTTTGTATTTTAATTGAAAAAGTTAATTAAGAAATATGTCTCTATAATATCAAAAATACCAGAGAGACATTACTTTCCAATTTTTGTAATCATCTCATTATATTTTGTTGTTCCTTATAGTGAGTTTGTAGTAACAGCATTAGCGCCATTGTATTTTGTATTTGAAAAACAAATTCGGGGATTGTTTTCTAAATTACCTATTCCAGAATATATTCGCTACGGTGGTTCTCTAATATTTTTTCTAGTAATGATTGACGATTACTTATTTTATTTTGCAATTATTTCTTTTGCTCTTTGGAGTTCTAGACAGGTAAAAAAGCAAAATAAATAACTAACTCTAATTAAATTTGAAGACGGAACAAGAATGAATGGGACACTTAAGGAACTGTCCCATTCATCCAGCAGACCTCCGATGGACCTGCTATTCTCTATTATAAATTATCTTCCAATATCTCCACCAGATCTAGATTTGCCTGTTCCACGACCACCAGGAACTGTTCCATATCTTCCTGATGTTCTAGTATCTGCTGGTTCTGCTGGTCCAAGATCTTGACCAGTTCTCATATCAATAACTCTTCTTCTCCTATGTCCTTCAACTGTTCCAACACTACTCGCAGGATTTCTGTTTCTACCTCTTACTCCAGTTTGAGCATATCCTGTATTCCTTACAGCATTTTGTTGTCTTTTTTGTCTTTCAGTTTCTTGTGGTTTTGTATCAGACTCTTGAGAATCGACATTAGATATTGCTTGTCTCAATTTTTTTAATTGTT